AGCTAGTTGATGCGCTTATGGCGCCTAGCGGATAGGCAGCTTTGCAATTCACTACCTAGCTTGAGTATCCCCTAGGGGAGACTCGTCCTTCGATGATGTCCCTGGACTCCAGGGAGCCATCGTCGATGACCCCAACTGCACCAAACTTTGGCCCAGTTAAGGTCTCGAACACCTCCTTCGACGTTTCTTCGAATTCGAGGGGTTCAAGGAATTCTGGGGAAGATAGCTTGTAGCGCATCTTTCTCCTTTTGAATTCTTCTCTTGTGAGCATTTCAATAGGTTTACTCACAAGGTCGAAGATGTAGGGACTGTTCCCTTCCTTCGACGGCCGGGGTACGGGCAATGTGCCCGAGAACAACGGCCTCCCGACAAAGTATTTCGGGTCTCTCATCTGGAGACGCTTCGCGTCTTCGGTGAGCGTTGGCCTCGTGATCGGTGGTTCACGGGTCAACCGCGGTCTAGGCGGGGATTTCTTTTCCACCGGCTTATACCGTGTCGTCTCTCTCGGTTTTACACCAATGACAGACGGTTCGACAGATTGCCAGAACTCAGGATCAAGGCAGTACTGTCCGAATTCCCTACATACGATATTAAGTATGTGAAGGAATACCTTTGTCAAGGGGTCACCCATTAGGACGCCCCTTTTCAAAGTCACAAATCGGATGTTGTCTTTCCATTTGTGAGGTTCACCAATCTCCTCCATTAGGCCGAAACCGGTGAACTCGATAATCTTCGGGCATAACGTTGCCCTTAGGACTATCTGTTGGAGAAGGTGTGGAATACCACATCTTCTCATCCATGGGATTGCGATTTCCTTCGCTACCTCATGCTGTAGGTTGTCTGTTGCTTCACTGTAATCAGTACACTCTACATATAGGTCCTGGTACTCGATTAGTTTTTCGGTCAGGTTTCCTACCTCCCTTTCATTGAGCACTTTATGTACTTTGAACGGAGATGTTCCATGTCCACTCGAATAGAGGGACTGGAAAAAGTTCCATCCGTGGGCTTCTTTGCCCATTCCGGAACGCGAGCTCTCAACCTTTGTTAAAGGCCAGGAGCAGATTTTGTTCACAACGTCTAGTACGACCTTGAGAGCAAATGCGCCTTTGGTAACGGTCCTACCCTTACCTGGCTCCTTGATCATCGTGACGAATGATGTTGTTATTTCGTCAGGATCCTCTGTGAGCACATTCTCGAGGCATCTCCAGAATATGTATTCACCTTCGGTCGCAGATTTATATTCAATCTCACCGATTTTCTCACCTGTTTCTAGGTCGAGAACGTTTGCTGTGACACCTTGTGTGCCATCCCAAACCAAGGAAGCTACTGCAGCTTCCGTACCGCCTTCTGCACGAGTTCTCTCGTAGCATGCGGTATTTTGTATATTCACTCGTGCCTTAGTTGATAGGCCGGTGAAATACGCATCAGGCATCGCATTTATTGCTTTTGTCACTGATGCCCGGAGCACGGCCCGCTCATGCGTGCGGAGCTTCTCCGGAGGCTTTGATACAGTTTCTAGGAACTTCTTCTCAGCCTTCATGACATCGAGCTGTGGGGGTTTCCCAGCACCTCGTGTCTGTGACAGTAGGCCGATCATCTGCGCTTGCAGTGTCGGATCGGTCACCTCTCCCACCTTGTAGAACAATTGTCCCAAGTGTCGGAGCCACGCGGGCGTTTCCTTATCGAATTGCCCACGTTTTTCAAAATAAGACCACTCCTTCCGGTGTGAGTACATTTTGAAAGTCTTC